TTTTAGATATGGTCTACCTGAAAAATTAGGTGGTTGGAAAGAAGCTACAACAAGCACTATTATAGGAATAGCTAGGGATCAATTTTCTTGGTACACATTAAATCAACTGAGATACACGGCTCTCGGAACTAATAAAAAATTATATATTTTATCAGAAACAACCATTTATGACATTACTCCTATTCGTCAAACTAATTCAGCTGTAAGTAGTTGTTTTACTACAACTTCTTCTAGCGCAGATGTAACTTGTACGGTTACAACTCATGGAGCAGAAGCTGGAGATTTTGTAACTATTTCTAATGTTTCTTCTATTCCTGGAACAAGTAGTTTATCTGCTTCGGATTTTCAGGGAGAGTTTGAAATTCAATCAATTACGGATACTAATAATTTTGTTATTACTTTAGCTTCTACAGAAACAGGGACTGCTTTTAGTACAACTGGCACAGGAACATTTAATTTTCAAATTAATACAGGAAATGCTGTAAGTTCTTTAGGTTATGGATGGGGTACAGCAACCTGGGGAGAAGATCAATGGGGAAATGCTAGATCTACTTCTTCAACAGTTATTCAAGGAGCTAACTGGTCTTTAGACAACTGGGGAGAAGATTTAATTGCTACTTTTCATGATGGAGCGACTTATCAATGGGATGCTTCAGCAGGAACCGTGACCCGAGCAACGCGGATAAGTAACTCTCCTTATCTTTCTCGTTTTTCTATGGTGTCTGTTCCAGATAGACATCTTATTTGTTTTGGTACTCAAACAACAATAGCTACTACAGGTAATCAAGATGATTTATATTTAAGATGGGCAGACCAGGAAAGTTTAACTGATTGGACTCCTGCAACAACTAATACAGCAGGTAGTTTAAGAATTGGAGATGGAAGTAAACTTATGGGCGGTGTTAAAAGTAGAGGAGCTATGTTAATTTGGACAGATAGTTCTGTTCATGGACTTCAATTTATAGGACCTCCTTATACTTTTGGTTTGCAGCAACTAGGTGCTAACTGTGGCTTAGTAGCTCAACATGCTTGCGTAGATGTAAGAGGTGTTACTTTTTGGATGAGTCAAAATGGATTCTTTATTTATGATGGTGCAGTTAAACAGCTTCAATGTACAGTTCAAGATTATGTATTTAGTACATTAGACCCTTCAGGACAAAATGATATTTATTGTGGAGTTAATACGGATTTTCATGAAGTAACTTGGTTTTATCCAGATACAAGCGCTTACAATAATTTAATTAATAAATTTGTAACCTATAATTATGTAGATCGAGTTTGGTCTGTAGGAACAATGGATAGAACAACTTGGGTAGATAGAGGAGTATATGCTTATCCGTATGCTACGCAATATCTTCCTAATTCTACAACCAATGTTACTCCAACTATTACAGGACCGCTAGCTAACGGTGTATCAGCTCTTTTTTCTCAAGAAAATGGATATAATGGAAATGGATCAGCTATTACTTCTTATATTACTTCAGGAGATTTTGATATTAGTGACCAAGAAGCAGGGCTTGTAATGTCAGTTCGTAAATTTATTCCAGACTTTAAAAATCAAACAGGTAATGTTAATGTTATTATGCAATTTAGAGATTATCCGCAAGGGTCGGCTTCTAGTGCTAGTTCTAATTCAGTTGTAGAAACTACTACTACTAAAATAGATCTTCGTGGACGAGGACGTACAGCTAATGTTAAATTCTCTAGTGATACAACTGATACTAATTGGCGATTTGGCACATTCCGATTAGATCTACAACCAGATGGAAGAAGATAATGGCTAGAATTAACATAACACGATTTCCCAACGCTACCCCTGAATATGATCCTCAACAATTTGATGCTATGGTTCGTTTATTAGAACAAATTGTAAAAATTTTAAATACTACTTATCAATATGATATTAGTGCTGAAGCAGAAGCTCAGTCTTGGTTTTTGGAGCATTAAATGGCTAATTCTTATATAAACACAGGAGTAGATCTAACAACAGCGGATTCTACTACTATTTATACGTGTCCTACGGATACGACAGCTATTATTAAATCTCTTCATTTATGTAATGATCAAGCTTCGGATGCTACTGTTGATATTTCTTGGACAGACTCTAGTAATAGTGATGCTGTTATTAAATGGTCAAGTGACCTTACAGTAAGTGCTAATTCTCAAATTGAAGCTTTAGCTCCTAACACAGCCCAAATATATGGGCAATCTACTTTAGTTTTAGAAGAAAATGATGTATTAACTATACAAGCTAATGCATCTAATCGTGTTCATGTAACGGCAGCTGTATTACAGGTAGATAACTTTAAACGCTTTAGAGAGGCTGGTACTACTGCATAAAGACTTGAAATAGGAGTAAAAATATGGCAATTAAAGAAGAACCTAAAATCATTGGATATAGGGAGATTAATGGAAAACAAATCCCTATTATCAAATGCGCTACGGAAACGACAATATATCATACTGAAACAGGACAAGAGTATGATAGTGAAGAAGCTGCGCAAGCAGACGTAGACGATCCTGCAACTTCGACAACTGCATCTCACATTAAAAGGGACGTGAAGATTACAGTTGCAAAACTCCACATGGAAGGAGCAACAAAAAAATAACATGGATCGTACATGCAACAAACAGGAATAGAAACAATACAACAAGTCGCTACCTCTTTAGGAGGATTAGGGCGATATGGTGATACTTATATAGTTCACGCTGCTGAAGGAGAAACGGTTGTTCCTTTAGAAGTCTTGAACCACGACCCGTTACTTAAGGAAAGATTATTTGACTCTATGCGTGCTATGGGCATTCAGCCTGAGCGCTATATTGTGGGCAATGAATTAAATTCAAAAAATCCAGTTACTGGGCAACCAGAATTTTTCTTTAAGCAAATTAAAAAAATTTTTAAAAGTCCTTTGGCTCAAGTAGCTGCAGGAATGTTTTTACCTGGTTCTTGGGGCATGGTGGCCGCTCCTGTTATGGAAGCACTAGCTGGTGGTGAGAGCAAGGATATTTTAAATGCTTTGGCAAGAGGAACCGCAGGAAAAGTTGGTGCCGATTTTACTGGTATTACATCAGCTGACAATAAAATGTTTTTTAAAGATTCAGGAATGTCAGGTGATTGGTGGAATAAGTTAAAATCAAGCGTATGGAGTAAAGGTGGAGCTTTTGACCAAGAAGGTTTAGCTAAAGCTCTTACAGATGGAAGTGAAACTGCTAAAAAACTTGGTCTTACAGAAGGAAGTCAAGAATATAGTAAATTTATGACAGGTATTTATGATTCATTTATGAAAAGTGGAATGGATAAAGGAGGAATTCTAAATCAACTAGGATCACGAATTATGGAAGATCCTCTTCAAGCTTTATTTACTGGTGGAATGGCTTGGGGACAATATGATGAAGCTAAAAGATTTAATGAGGCTTTACAAGATCAAGCAGAATCAGGTGGTCAATATGATTACACAGTAACAGATGATGTTGTCGAAAATATTTTTTCTAATGCACCTCTTGTTACTGCTGCAAAAGGCGGAGGAATTTCAAAAATTTTCCCTCATAAAGATGGAGGTATTAGTGGACCTGGCACAGGAACAAGTGATGACATTCCAGCTATGCTAAGTGATGGAGAATTTGTTATGACAGCTAATGCTGTTAAAGGAGCTGGAGGCGGGAGCCGTTCAGCTGGTACAAAGAAAATGTATGATATGATGAAACAATTTGAAGGAAGAGCTTAATGGTTGATTACATTCAAACACAACGCTATGCACCTTATCAAGAAGAAAGGATGCAACAGCTTTACAATACTTTATTTGGTATTGGTAAACCTGGAGATGAAAATTATGCTCAAGGTTTATTAGACATACAACGACCTGTTCCTAAACAAGAAGTAGCCGGTCAAACAGCTGATCAATTAGCAGCAATGCAAATGTTAAGAACTGATATTGCTGCCGGTATACCTATGGCTCAAATGCAAGCCGCACAAGCAACGGGGGCCGCTGGTCTTAGTGCTGCACAAGCAGGTCAAGCAGCTTTACAACAAGGACTTGGACAATTTGCTCCTACAGCTGCAGCCATACAACAATTTGAAGATCCTTATAGTGCTCGTGTTACTCAAGAAGCTTTAAAAGAAATTGATAGACAAGGAGCATTATCAACTCAAGCTTTATCAGCGCAAGCCCAACAAGCAGGTGCTTTTGGAGGATCGCGATTTGGAATTCAAGAAGCTGAGTTAGCAAGAAACATTCAAGATATTAAATCAAGACGAATTTATGAAGATCAATCACGAAATTATCAACAAGCTTTAGGCGCCGCTATGGCATCACAAGAAGCTGCTGCTAAACGAGCTATTGGTGTGGGCCAACAATATGGACAGCAAGTGGGTATGTTAGGAAATTTAGCTAATATGCAAGCAAATATAGGCCAAGGAATACAAGGAATGCAACAAGCAGATGTTAAAGGCTTGCTTGGTATAGGACAACAAAATCAAGCTTTTGCTCAAACCCAAAGAGATGTTGCTCGACAAAATATTTTAGCACAACAAGCAGAACCTTACGGCAGACTAGAATTTGGATCTAATATTCTACAAGGTATGCCTGCTGGTACAATTCAACAACCTGTGTCTGCGGGACCTCTTTATATGCAAAGTCCTTTTGCTGCAGCTATTGGTGGTGGATTACTTGGGCTTCGTGGTTATCAAGGTCTAACAGGAGGAATTGGTAATTTAGGATTAACAGGTAATTAATTATGGCAACTTTAGAACAAATTCTTGCTATGGTAGACTCAGGACAAGAGGGTAATCCCGTTGAACTTGCGGATTCTATTTTTAGTCAATCTGTTGAACAAAAGCCTGGTCTTGAAGGTTTAAGTGAAGGACAAGTACAGGCGTTAGGTGATATGGATTTTACAGGAAAAAATACAGCGAGTGAAAGATTTCAAAACAGTTTAAATGTTATTTCTGCTATTCATCCTGTTCAAACAGATGAATATTATCAAAAAGCAGCTGAAGGAATGTATCCTGAACACGCTTATGAAAGAGAAAAATTTTGGAATGATATTCAATTAGGTTTGTCTTTAATTAGTGGAAGATCTGAAGGAGGACAATTTGGTCCTATTGCTAATGAAGCTTTAAATAATTGGTTACAATCTGGGCAACCTATTGCTGAAGCAGAAAGACAACGAGAAGGTCAAGTAGCACAAACGGCTTTAGAAATGAAAGAACAAGATGCAGAAGCTTTTAAAGAACTTATGGGTCAAGCTTTTATAGCTGATATGAGTGCTCAATTAACTCAAGGACTAGAACAATTTAAAGTTTTATCAAAAGAAGAAGCTGAAGCAAAAAATTTAGACACAAGTAAAGGACAAATTTGGAGAGAAAACATACTTAATGGAGATATAAAACAACTTCAAGGTGTTGTTCCTAAGGAAGATAAATTTAGAATTTTATCTACAGAGCAGGCTATAGCCAACAATCTTCCAGTAGATAAAGGTCAAGTTTATAAAATTAATGATAAAGACGGTAATATTACTATTTTATTGGGTGCTACAGTAGGAGAAAATTTTGAAGTTTTAAGTAAACAACAAGCAAAAGAATTAGGTTTTCCAACAGAAGATGGACAAATTTGGCAAAGAGATAAAGACACTCAAAAAGTTACACAACTCTATGGTATTTCTCAAAGACCAGAAAACTTTAGCGTGCTTTCTTCTGCAATGGCTGAAACAATGGGTCTTCCAATAAATAATGGACAAGTTTGGCAACGCAATAATACGACCGGAAAAATAACTGAGTTACAAGGTTATAAAACTCCAGGAGATAATTGGGTGGTGTTAGATAACGAGACAGCCCGTACTTTAGGTCTTCCTGTTGATAGAGGTGGTGTGTGGATGCAAAATAAAAAAGATGGTGCAATTAAACCTCTTTTATCGCCGGCCAATATTAGTGAAAGAGAAAAGAAAATTGGTTCTCTTACGGATATTCTTAAATCCAATAAGTGGGGAGTAACAACGGATACAACTCCTAGTGACGAAGAATATATACAGCAAGCAACCAAAATGGTTGATGGGATTATTGACATGGTTGTTCAAGAAGATGGAAGAATTTATATAGTAGATAAAGAACAAGGTACCAGAGAATTAATAAATGCAGACAATAAAGGAAATTATCCATTACTAGGACAAATTGATGATGAGAATCCTTATGCGGTAGTAATGACTCCTACAGACTTCACTATTAATGATTTAACAACAGGTGATTACGAAGAAGCTATTAGACAAATTAATAACTTATCATATGCCATGGTAGAGGCTGAAGATTTAATAGCAATACTTGAAGAAGTTTTAGGTCCTGAAAATTTCTTTAAAAATGCTTTAACAGGAGTAATGTCTATTTTACCTTCAGGAATGGATGAGTGGGGTAAATTTGTTCAAACAGCCAGTGGTCAAAAACAAGTAGATCTTTTTGGTCGTGTCTTAGTTCAAGCCCTTTCTTTAAACCCTCGTTATCCTGTAGCAGAACAAGAATTAATTAATAAATTAAATACAGAAGGAATTGCCTTATTTTTAGATCCAGAAGTAGGATGGGCAAACTTTAATGAGACTCTCAGATTTATACAGAACAGATTATCTTTTAATAGAAATTTACTTAAAACAGATCCAGCTGAGACATGGCTTCGTTTAGATAAAATACCAAGTGGCACAGCTAATGATCCTATTATTATAAACACAGGAGACACGTTAACAAGAGGAGAAGAATGGTTAAATTTTCTTCAATCTCAAAATAAAACTATAATAGGTATGTGGGTATCTATTGATGGCGGTCCTGCTGAACAAATAACGGAAACAAATTAAAAATGGTTACATTTACAACAAGCGCAGGATCAAAATTTAATGGACAAACTCAAGTAGATACTACTGATACTTCAGAATATGAACCTGATATTAACACTAAAATAATAGAATCTGAATCTCTTTTAGATAATGATAAACTTACAACAGTATCTGAAAGCGACACTGTTACCGGAGATAAAGATACAAAAAATATTACTTTTACTACTCAAAAAAGAGCTACTCCTTTATCTGTTTATGGTCAATTTAGTGAAGGATTTATAGATAGTATAATGTTTCTTCCTGATACGGTTATTAAAGAAGTAGCTCTTGGAATTTCTGATACCTATAATTTAGGATGGAGTGAAGATGATGTTTTTCAATTTGCTGATCTGATTAGTAAACGAAAATTAGGATACATGGCTGGTTCTACCGGAGTTGGTATTTCAACTGATAGTTCAAGTCCTGGTTTAGTTACCGGTGATAAATATATTTTAGAAAGTGAAGAGCCCGGTAATGAATGGGAAAAATGGTCGCGCATGTCTGGAGATCTTGCTGGTTTAAGTGCAACTTTTTTTACAGGAGCTGGATTTATAAACGCTATGAAGACTCCAATGAAATATAGAAAAATGGTTGAGGTAAGTCCGGGTAAATATGAATGGATAACGGATGTGTCTAAAATTCGACAAGCGGGAAAAGGAGAGTTGGGCTTAACAGGTGCAGGGCAAGATTACTTAAACTGGATTGCTAACAATCCTCTTAAAGCGGCTCAATTAGATTTACTTTTTTCAACAGGAGCAGCTACAGGAATATACACAGCTGATAGACAATTAACACCCGAATTTAGAGAACAACATCCTGTTTTGTCATCTTTAATAGAAACAGGAGCCCTGGTTGTAGGATCTTTAGCAGCGCCTGCTGTGGTTCTAACAACAGCAAAAGGTGTACAGGGAGCAGGAATTCTTTTAACTAAAACACCTCTAGCTGGAACGACCATAAAATTAACAGGTCAATATCTTAAGAAACTACTTTCTTTAAGAAGTGTAGCAGCGCAACGAGAATATATTCGATCTCTTCAAGATCAAGTAGATGAAGCTGTATACAAACAAATTAAAGACGTATGGCAAGCAGCTATTAATGATCCAGCTAGTGTTATTCCTCGAGAAGTAGCTCTACTTACTAAACAAAATGTTGTGGGAGGAGAGGCTCTTCAAGCTTTAAGATCGCAATTTTTTAAAGAAGGAATGAATGAAGAAGAAATATCTGCTCAACTTTTTAAAATGTTAAATAATACAGAAACTGGCACTATTACCATTGGTAATCAAGACTTTACTGTAGGTCAGTTAGCAAAGGCAGCATTACAAGCCTATGAAAATGTTTTAAGAAATTCAGGAAAATATAGTGAAATAGAAATATTACAAATGCTTCAAAATCAAAAGCTGCAATTAAGTATAGCTCAACAAGCACCTTCAGCTAAAAACATATCTACTCAAATGGCGATTGAGGCTAAGGCAAGTGGAGAACAATTAAATTTAATTATGGATCGAAAACAAACAAATCAAAATATTCTTAAAGGTTTTTATGAAAATATGTTTGTTACAGATGAACATGCTCCTCTGATAGTTATTGATAATTTATCAGGAAGAATTATTCAAAGTAATGCTATTAAAAAAGAAATTTTAGATCAAGCGGATGTATTATCTAACATAGCCGGTCAAAGTAACATTAAACCTATAAGTGGAGCTGATGCAGTTTCAGGGGGACAAAATATTAGGCAAATTATTGAAGCTAATAGAAAACTAGCAATGGAACCTTTTGTAGCTGAAGATTCTCTTATTAATACACTAGGTCCTAACATGAAGGTAACAAACTTTAAAGATTTTAAAAAAAATCTTTTAGAAAAAATTTGGGGCCCTAACCAGAAAGCAAGTTATTTTGAAGATCCGGACACTTTACCTCCTGTTATTCAAAAAATTATAAACACACCGGATAATCAACCTATTAGTCTATTAGATATCTGGAAACTTTATTCAACAGTTACAAATCAACTTTTTGATGCTTCTATGGCTAAAAGCATGGGTCTAGGAGGAAAAGAAGCTTACTCTAATCTTTATATGACGCAACAAGCGTTATTTGATTTTATGAAAACTAAAATGATTCCTCTTAGAACTTTAGATGATGGAACAGCTCGAACTTTAGACAAATTTTTTACTGATTATAAAGCTCAAGTAGCTGATATTTATAATAAAGGTGCTGTATTTAAAATGAATAGAGTACAAGCTGGAGGAGGATATTATACGCCTCCAGAACAAGTAGCGGCAGAATTTTTAAAAAATTCAGAAACTGCTAAAAATTTTAAAGTTTTAGTTGATAATGTTAGTGATCCCCTTGAACAAACACAATTAAACAATGCTGTACGTGACGTTATTATGGATAAAATTTATAAAGCAAATATTATTAATAAAAATGGAGCTATTGATACTATTAAATTAAATAAATGGATGGAAAAAAATGATGCCTGGTTAAAATTTTGGCCTAATATAAAAGAAGGATTATTAAATTCAAAAACACTTACAGATGACGCTGCCAATAGAACTATAGCTTTAAAAACAAGAAACGAAAATATAGAAAAAAATTTTATAAGAGAAAAATTAGCACCTATTATTGATATTGTTAATAGTGAAATTCAAGCAACTGCTCAAGGAACAGCTGCGGGTATAAGTGGAGAAACCCAAGATTTATTAATTTACACGGTAAATGACTTAATTAAAAGAGCATTAAAAGATCCAGCTTTAATGAAAACATTAAGAAATGCGTCTGAAACGCAATTTGGAAAGACTGATGCTAAAAATGCTTTTCGCAGTATGGTGTGGAAAAACATAGGGGATACGATTCCTTTAGAAAATGGAGCAGCGGTTAAAAAATGGATGGAAAGTGAGCCTGGAAAAGAAGTTTTAAAATTAATGTATAATAATAATGAAATTAAAGCATTAAAAACTATTATAGATGCTTATGAAACTGTTTTTCGAGTTCCTGATCCAGCAGCTATTGCCGATATAACTCCTCCTGGCATTAAAAAAATTCAAGAACAACTTGGAACAAGTGTTCAAGGTATGAGTTCTATCATACGTTCATGGAAAGAAGGTCGTGTTAGTGGAAGAAATACGCTTATTTATTTAGTTGGAAGATTATTTAGCAGCCAGCAAAAAAGAAAAATTCAAGCCCTTTATTTTGAAGCTTTTTCTAATCCTGATGTAGCTAATTTTTTATCTAAAGATTTATTTATTAATTACAATTTAAGTAAAGGTGGATTTGGATATTTTGAAGGGCTACAAAAAAACGAAGCAACAAGGGTTTCTAACTATTTATGGAATATAGGAATAAAATTGTCAGTTGAAGACCTTATGGAACCTCCTGTTATTGTAAGTGATTCAAAAGACTACACTCTAACTGATGATGGGGTTCAAGTTAATGATTCAAATGAAGGGACTGTACCAAGTGAAAATCCAACTAAATTGGAACGTATATCACCCGACCAAAGGGAAGTTCCAGAAATACCAGAAGCTTCTTTAAATATGAATATTCCCGACGTGGTCCCTGCTTCGCAGCTCGCGAACCAAAATGAAATACAATTAGCTTCAGCCCCTATGGCTAATAATATTACACCAGAACGGTTTTCAAGTTTCTATCCATATGATACAACTGGACAGATGATTGCATCAAGGAATACTGTAACAATGGCTCAAGGAGGAATCGTTAATGCAGCTCCTAAAACACGACAAAGGGTACTATAATGGCTATTGAAGATATTATACAAATAAAAGACACCGTATCTAAAGATGGTATTATTCCTTTAGATCGAAATCAAGATGTTTTGAATGCGCAAAATCAAGTAGATTTTTTACGTACGCAAAAAGAAATGGGGTTATCAGAAAATGCTGTAATGGCTAAGTTAATTCAAATGTTTGTAGAAGAACCAACTAGATTTACACAAGAATTTGGTAAAGAATCAGCGGAGGCTATTAGAGAATTTTTAGGATTTGAAACACAAGGAGATATGGAAAAAAAGGGATACGTGTTTGACGACAATAGTTCTGAGATTATTGGACAAAAAATTGATTACGAAGTGGCAAATCCAGAAGACAGCGCCATTGGAACATTGACCACGGAGCAGTCAGAAAAAATTAGAGTTTTAACTCCACAACAAATGGAAGCAATGGGACTACCACCAGGTAAATATTCTCAGAATATGACTACCGGAGAAATTAAACTTATTGATGAACAAACAGATGACGTGATGATAGATGATATAGAAATAACAGATGATATGATAGAAGGTGATACACCAGCTGAGAGAGTAAAAGAATTTGTTGAAAAAATAACAGGAGTATTTGGCAAAGGCGACGGACTATCAGAAGAAGAAAGCAAGACAAGACGATTAACTTTAGAGGAAATACAAGATCGCGGCTTGCCTTATACAGATGGTCAAATTTATATTTTAGATATTGAAACAGGAGAAATTACAAGAAAAGAACCTAAAGGAATTGAAAAAATAATTTTAGATGTAATGGATTGGTTTAAGTATGGAAGAACAGATCCGGAGAACCGTGATTACAAATAGTCATGGCAGAGGAAAGTAAAAAAGATTGGTACAGAACCAAAGGTGATCCTACCAAACATAAATTGTCTAATGAAGTAGATCGTCTTACTGAAAAATACGCTGCTAAAGGAAAAGATTTTACTCAAACACAACAGTATAAAGGATACCAAGATTACCTAGATGGCGTTTGGGCAAACCGTGGAGGAAACATGGGTGCTCGAGACTCAGGATATGGGAGTAATTTTACTCTAGATACAACGGATCCAGCAGCTCTAGAAGCACAAAGAGAAAGAGAAAATGTTTTAAATTTATTAAGTGGCGTTGGAAGTTTAGATGCTGGCTATGTAACACCAGGTATGACTCAAAAAGATAAAATTAATTTTTTACAAAATTTAGATGCTCAAAAGTTACGATTAGGATTAACACCAGATCAATATTTTAATTATAGACAACAAATGATGAATATAGATGTACCTGCTTATCAACAAGCTTTTCCTTGGTCTAGCGGTCATAGAGTAGGACAAATTTTTGAAAATATAGCAGTTCCTTTTCCACTTAGAATTGGTGCAAGTATGCTAGGAGATCTAGCAGAACCTGTTTATGGAGGCATTTTAGAAGCGGGGGGAGATGCTTTAGATTTTAGTGGAAATATGGTAGAACAAGCTACAAAACCAGTAGATTGGTTAGCTAGGGAAATAGAAAAACTACGTCTTAAATTGGAGAGATAAATGAGTTTTACTGTAAAAGATAGTGT